ATCCAGAGATTAGGGAACAGCTTATCAACAAAATGAAGAATAAGAACAAAGACTTTGCAGAATCAATTGTCAAATTGGCTTCAATGATTAGCACCCTAAAGTATAATCCACAAAGTCCTGTGGCTCAATGACTTACGACGATTCGCCGGGCGCGCCGCCGTAAGTCTTTGATTATCAATCACTTAAGAGATATCTTTGTTCATCACAAACATAAACATTTTTTTTATCTTTAGGTAGCTCTTTTATTTCAAAATGGGATGTTCCTTCTACTTTTTTATTTGCAAATTGCCAAACAATATAAGTTTTATGACAAACATAAACTTGATTGCTAAACTTAATTGATTTAACCCCAGCGATCCATTCGTAAGAGTTAAGTCTTCTCATTATTTTATTAACATCAAAAGGTTCTAATGTATGACCATAAGGATGTTTATTTGTAAGATGATTTTCTCCAGCATAGCATGGGAAAGCAGGATAAGGAGGAGCAAAAACGCCATAGCTATGAGAGCTTTCATAATACTTTCTTCCTGCCTCGTCCGTAGCTTCAATCTCAAAATGAATCCATGATTTTTTAAGAATTGGATTAAGAATAACATCGAATAATTTAATGGGTGGTATTTCCATATATTAGTCCTCCGTTTCGCTACTCCACGAAGGCGCACCGCCGTCGAGTTGCTGATAGATGTGTGAGGGTGATTTCATCTGGAGCATGAAACTTTCACGCGGGAAAGATTCGTATTCGTCACGCGCAGCACCTACGGCATCGGTGCGAAACTTTGTTCCGTTTGGTTTCTTGTAGAAACGTGGGCGCGCTTTGTATTGCTCGCTTACCGGAGAGTCCTGCCACTTTGTCATAGTCTCGTATGTCATAGCGCGAAGCATATCCGTTTCCGTGGAGAGGAAGTAGGAGAAGTTATCCGAGAGGTCGTGTAAGTAGTCTCCGAGTTCTCCGATTCCAGTTGCGCCCCAGTTGAAGAAGCGGTTGAAGTTTTTTTCGATTTCTTCGCGTGTGCCGTGAAGGCCAACGGCAATGCCGTTGCCGTATGCGCTGATTACGATGTTTGCTTGGTTCATAAGTTTTAGAGTTTAGGTGTTGAGGGTTTAGAGGTCAAGGTTGTTTTCAACGAAGTTCTCGAAGATGTCAAACTCCGAGTAGCGTCCGCAAGCCGAGCAGCCACCGATTGCGGTTTCGTTTTTGATGCCGTGTTCGGCGTTGATGTCGTGTTCGGCTCCGCAGCAAACGGAGACGAGGCCTTTGAGTGGGTTTGTGTTTGTCATAAAATTAATTTCCGCGAGCGTCGATGTCCTGCCAGTATTTCAGTTCCTGCTCGTCGAGCCAAGCCTCAAATTCCGAGGCAAACTCGTCGCTTTGGATTTGCGTGTTGAAGTCGTCAGTGATGATGGAGTTCGCTTGCATGGGTAAAGAATAGCAGCAGGGCGCGAGAGTGCAACGATTTTTTTTGCATTTTTAGAAAGTATTTTTGTTGACGAAAAAAAGATTCGGACTTGGCACGCTTCCTGCTCTACATTTTGCGTAACGTGTTGAATATCAAGCACTTACGCCGCGCGGCGGGGCGCGCCAGCGTAACTGATTGAGAATTAAGGGGTTACCAACCCCTTGTGTTCTCTTGCCAGTTGTAGTCCTCTAGGCTGGCCTTCTGGGTGCCCTCGTGACCGCACGCGCACTCGACGTAGTAGTAGCCGCCCTGCACGCTGGCTCCAGCGTATTCCTGATAGGGTGGCTCGTAGGTTGATGTGGCTTTTCCCCCGCACTTGGGGCACTTGGTGGTTTGTTTATTCATCAAAGAAAGAATATCACACATCTGAAAAAACACAAGATATTTTTTGTATTTTTATTTTTTATTTTTGTATTTTTATGCTTGACAAGTTTGCCAGAAAATTGCGAAATAGATATGGGGCAAATAGTAACAATTAAGACATAGTAATTATTTATCTATTTCTACTGACGATTTTCTATTTTTTATAAATGCATAAGTTGCTGAACGTCAAGCACTTACGACGGGCGGCGGGGCGCGCCGTCGTAACCCGTTGATTTTCAACGTCTTACGTTACCGCAGCCTGTCGCGCAAGTCAAGGCAACGCTCCCACCCTATGACAAACATTTTCGAGAGTGTCATAAAGCCGTGACGTTCCGATTTTTGTCCGAGGCTGAACAGTCCTTCCGACAAGCGGAAAAGATTTTTTCGTGCGATTAGGTTGAGTGTCATAGTTTTTGATTTTGATTGATTGCAAAGGCACAAGCCGCCACGACGACAAGCAGACAGATTATTTCCATAGGTGTTCATTATACGCCAACTTGCACCACGAATCCAGAGGCATCTTTTTTACCTTTGCCCTTGGCTTTGAGTCCAACTATGACACCTTTGGGATCGAGAAAGCGCAGATCGCTTTTGTCGCCGTCGATGACAGGCAAGCCAAGGTATGTTTCCGGTAAGCGATTAAACGCCACGGCCACGTTGCCGCCAGCCGCGATGACAGCATGAACCTTGTGCTGATTATTTTCCTTGCGCGAGAAAGTAAGATGATAATTTTTCGGCAACTCGCCGCGCAGGAATTGCATCATGCGCTCAAGGTTCGGCGTGTAGTCGTAAAACTGAATGGAAGGAAAACGCGCCATGTCGATGAGGTTATGCCACGGAAGATCAGACAAGACATTCGGACGAACAGCAACGGGAATTTTCGTGCGCGTGGAAAGTTTTTCTGCGTTGTGAATCTCGCGGTTTAATTGCGCGACAAATGTGTTGCGGTTGTCGATGAAGTAACGCGATTTTGCAAGGCGTGCGTCTTGCACGTTCTGAAAAATGCCCATGCCCGATTCATCAAGGCAAACAAATTCACACCCTGGAGAACGATGCGGACAGAATTGTTTTCCGCTTTTACTGGCGGGAGAGAGTGAGAGTCCGAGTGTGCGCCAGCCGTAGCTTGCGCCCTTTTCCAATTTGGTGTTGGTTGCGAGTAGTTTCATGGTGTTTATTTTTGCAGAGTTTGCCTTACTTGGCAAGAGCTTTTTTGACCCTTGCGCGGGTGCGAGCGTCGAACGAATAGAGTTCAGCGTCAATCGTGTCGATGTGGGAAAGGATACGATGAGCCGCGATTTTTTCGCGGAGTGAAGCGCGAAATTCTTTGGCAAAGAATCCGTTGCGGCTTTTGTTAAAGTCGCTAATGTCTTTTGCAAGAGCGGTGCGAGCTTGTAGTAGTGCGTCGAGTAGTTCGACTTTGGTAACTTTCATAATTAAAGAATACCACAGGTTGCCAAAAACACAAGGGATTTTTTTCGATTAGCTGAAAGTATTTTTGTTGACGTTTTTCAAACAGGCGTTTGAATTTTTATGACACTCATTGTTGGCACGGTTCCTGCTCCATGTTTTGCGTAACGTGTTGATTTTCAACGACTTACGCTGGGCGGCGGGGCGCGCCGCCGTAAGTGCTTGATTATCAGCGTCTTACGATGTATTCGTTCAAGATTCCATTTGACGAGATTCTTTCAAGCCATGTCGCGCCGTTGAGGTGCGCGAGACTATGACAAAGAAGCGATGGCTCTTTTTTCTGAAGGCCCAGCGCAGATTTAATTTTTTGTATGACACTGTTTGACGCGTCACACGCGGTGATGATTTGTTTTTTATTCATGAGTGTTGAGGGTATTGCTGTTCGGATTCAGTGGGTTCGATGGCAAGCATTTTCTCCATGCGTTCTTTCAGCAACTTGTAAACAAGGTGCGCGTCATGCACAGCGTCAACGCAGTCTTTCCGCATTCCTTCCATGAGGAAGTCTTTGGCATAGAAACGAACGCCGTTTGATTCGAGGGCTCTTTGGATGTTTGGTGTTATCATATTATTGTTTAGGCATTTTTGGGATGATTTGGGTAGGAGGGATAGCCAGAGGTATTCATGGCGAGCGGTTTTTCAAGATGCTCAAACATTGTTTGGACATCGTTTTGAAGTTCGTGATTAGTATCGAACCATTTTTGCTGTGAAGCAACGGCGATGACCAGAAGTGAAGTTAGCAGGGACAAGATGAGGGCAGCACTTGTTGCCAAAAGCATATTGTCGAATGTGATGTATTTTTTCATGAGATTATTTTTTTCTGGAATCAGCCCAGAGGATTAAGAAACCGCAAGCGGCAGGCATGATGCACAGGTAAAAGAGTGGTATCCAGATTGACATGGTTTCTATTTTGTTTGTTTTTGTGGTTAGGGTCAAGAGATTTTTTCAACCTTCACGATTTCGATGAAGGGTTCTGGAATAGTGTCCGAAAACTCTTTTGAGGCATCTTCAATCGCCCAACGGATACCATATGATTTTACAGTCGTGGTGTGAACGATTTCTTTTTCGCGTGAGTCACGCGCCGTTACCATGTAGGATTTTTTCTCTTTCATGCTTTTAATCTATCAGAAAAATCTGTTTTGTCAAACTATTTTTTGAAGTATGCGCGAACTTCTTCGGCACTTGCAGGGCGCAAGTCATTCAGAAAAAACTTTCCGAATTCTTCGTGATGGCGCACAACGGCCTGACCGCCTTCGATGCGCACTATGCGGAAGCAGCGCGTTCCGACTTTCCAGATTTGGCTTTTTTGTGGTGTTTTATTTTTCATAGTTAAAGAATAGGTTAGAGGATTGATTTTGTCAACAGGTTTTTTTATTTCTTTACGATTTTCTTTTGCCAGACCAACGGCTCAACCCGATGGAATTTGACCTCGTAAGAACCTTTCGCCGTCCAGTATTTGAACACGCGCAAACTCAAAGAGGCGAACGCGCAAGCCGCACTGTTTTTTGTGGCGAACTCGATGATTTCCGCGCTGGTGTAGTATTTCTTTTTCATGGTTAAAGAATACCACAGGACTGCAAAAACGCAAGGGATTTTTTTATTTTTATTTTTGCGCTTTTGGCAAAGTTGGCATGGCACTTGCGTAGCATATTGCATAAGTCGTTCATTTTCAAGCACTTATGTCGCGCGGCGGGGCGCGCCGCCGTAAGTCGTTGATATTCAACGCTTTACTACTCAGACCAACCGCTAAAAAACTTTGCCTTGCGCGCGAATTTTTTCTTGACACGCATGGCGAATGAAGGACGACAAGTCGTCCTTCGAACGCTGCGCTCAATCTCGCGCGCGAGTGGGCGCACGTCGATTGTCATAATTATTTTGCTCACGTTAGTTGACTCCGAAAGAAAATTGCTGATCGCGCATTGCTTGCACTTCACGCGAAAGAACAATGTTGGTTTCGCAAAGGATGTTCAGCTTGTATTCGTGTGCTGTGATAGTATACAGGGCGCGAGACAAAAGATTTTTTAGCTCTGTCATTTCAGCCTCTTGAGCCTGCAAAGTTTGCTCTTGCTTGGCAAGCGCGTGCAGAGATTTCATGATGTTTTCGTTTTGTGTCATAGTGTTACCAGTCGTGACCCTCCTGCTCGCCCAAGTCAGCGAGGTCGTCGAAGCCCGACCCATCGCCAGCCCATTGGCCCTCGCACCCATCGTAGGGTTGCGGTTCCGGTTCCTGCTCGACGGCAGGTTCGACGGCGAACGTGCCGCGCACGTCCTCGTGCTCGGTAGCGTATTCGTCGGATTGCGGTTGCGTATTGAAGTCGTCGTTGATGATGTTCATGTTGTTAGGATAGGTTGAGTTGAGAGTTTAGGCAAGAAGTTTTTTTAGCCGCCATGTCTGGCGTCATATTTGTCACGGACTGATTCCATCGTGTCCCAATCGGACGAGATGCCGAGTTGACGACGATAGCTGTCACGCGCATCACGCAACAGGCCGCACGTTCTGTGAGAGTTTTCGAGCCACTCTTGCAAGAGTTCGACTTGGGATTCGACGCGCTTGAGTTCGTCGATCAGCTTACGCTCCAACGGAGTGCGTTCCATGAAGTCCATGACGGACAGGTTTTTGGCTTCTTCTATGGTGTTTATTTCTTTTTTCATGTATACAGAATACCACAAGACGCGCAAAAAGCAAGGGATTTTTTTACGATTATGTGAAATTTTTTTTATCTTTTTTGCTTGACATCTTGTGCGTGTTGTGGTAGTATTCGCACCTATTCGTAAGTGCTTGATTATCAAGGGGTTACGTTCGCGCGCCCGGCCCTCCGTCGTAAGTCGTTGATTTACAACAGCTTACAGAGAAAGGATCGCAACGCCAAGCATGAAGATGAGCACCACGGCAAGGGCCTCTCCAATGTATGTCATAGCATTGTTTGTCATAGTGCGCTTTGTCATAGTCCTGCGCTTGCTGCGATTGATTTCCTTTACGAGTGAACGAGCATCCATGTTGAGAGGTATCTTTGTCATACAGAATGTTCTATAGTGTTAGCAAGGTGCGCCGCCATAGCAGACAGCATCTTCGTTAGCAAGGATCTCGCAGACAATGTCATAGAGCCCTTGGTTTGCTTCGAAGCTCTCTTGCGAGACTTCGTCGCCATCTCTCTGCAAGGAGAAGTCAGAGAGTTGCAGTTGATCGGCATGATCGAACGCATACTCTGTGCAGAGGTAGTATTCGCAGCCTTGATAGGTGAAGTATTTTTCGTATGTATTCATGTATTTAATGTATCAGAGTTATCGTGAGAGTCAAGAGATTTTTTCGATCTTTATGATCTCGCCGTCGAAGGGGAGATTCACGTTCAAAGCTTTTTCAACCTCATGGGAGATCCAACCGATGCCATAGGCGGCAACTTCTAACGTAACGGGTAGAGGGTATGAACCGATGTCGTTGGAGATTGATGCGGTGACTTTGTAGGTGTTTTTCTTTTTCATGCTTTTAATGTATCAGAGTTGCGGCGAAAGTCAAAGGATTTTTTTCGATTAGCGTAACTTTTTTTTGTTGACGCTCCAGAAGTCAGTCCTTGGGGTGCGGCTGGCTTTGAACTCGTAGGATCCGCGTTTCGTTGCGACTCTCCAAACGCGAAGGTTTAGGCCGACGAAGTAGGGATTGCCAAGGGCGGCGGTCAACTCTGCTGTGCTGTATTGGTTCTTAATCATGCTTACACTCTACCACAGGACGGCCAAAACACAAGGATTTTTTTACGATTCTGCAAAGTATTTTTGTTGATGCCCCCCCTATTTTTGAGAAAATTCGAACAAGCGTTTGATTTTTTAGGTCCGGGGGGGTGAAATTTCAATCTCCTCATCTTTTATTTTAATTAATTTAATTTAACCCGCTATTCTTATAAGTCTATATTCTATATACATATTACTATGTTTATGTATAAACATCCCTATTCTTATATATATGTACCCCCCACCCTTTTCTAGAACTTCGGGGACAAATGAGTTTAAATAATAATAATCAAATCTAAAAAATTCGGGGGCCTATTTTATTTCTATAAGTTTAATTTAACCTACTCCTGTAATAGAAAACTCCTACCCTCTTCTATAAGGGCCCCCTTACTCCTCATCGCATGGACGATGGCTGGCTTGACTTTAATTTTATTGTAAGTCATATAGGAAATATATTCCCACTCCCTATCTGTAGGAACAGCATCTTTGAAATTGTCTGTCCAGTCTGAAGCCCAATAGTTTGTAAAATTTTCTAAAAATCTATCCTGTAACACTGGAGACATTAAATGAGAAAGGTATGCAATAGAGACTTCCTCTGGAACTGTAATATTAAAAGACTTTAAATAGTTGTGGAATTTGTAGGCCAATTCACAAGCCTTATTAATAAAATCTTTATGGCATATCCAAAAACCACCATTGCTATTACGAATTTCTTTTGAAGCTACCCCACTTTTTCTCATTAAGGATACAAGGGCATTGTTTGGTATTCCCCACCAATCTGCTCGCTGCGTTTCTGAAGTATTAACTGGGCTTTCTAAAAATGAATGCCACGGTGAGTTTTGTAAAATATCTTCTACTGTTATATCGGGCTTTCTAACAAAGTAATGATCAGCATCAATAAATACAAAAATATCATAATCCATTGTTTGCATATGTTTTTTTAAATACTCAAATTTAAAGAATTGCAAACGATCATTTTCTATAGTACTATCTAGTCGATAATTAATACAGTTCTTAACGGGTTTCTCTGTAAAAGTCACGAAGTCCTCTGTCATGCCGACCCGCTTGAAAGAGTTCACCAAGGATTGAACCATATAATCATAGTCTCCCCAAGATATTGACCAGTAGCATATTTTTTTACTCATAACTTTAAATGCTTTTGAATATAGATTCCCAGTATTTTAATTGCGCGTTTGAATTAGTCCATACAGTTTTACTAAGATCGAAACTGTTATTAGAAATTTCATTATAAAGATCCCTGTCTTTCTGTAAAAGATTTACATATTTATAGCACTCTTCAATATTATTATAAATAAAACCATTTCTTCCATGCCAAATCATATTAGGAAAATTTCCATAATTTGGAACTATAGCTGGAATGCCCAAGAGTTGAGCTTCTATCATAGAACGCGTTTGGTTTTCTATATAGTCATGGTGGGCATTGAAAACATAAAGATCGAGTTGAGACAGAAATCCAAGAATAGTTTCTTGGTTCTCGGTAAGAAGTTCCCACCGTTCTTTATTAAACTCAAACCATTTAAATTTATCACTTAGTTTTTGTTGCCACCCCATAATTCGAAACTTGGGATTTTCTATAGGCATCTTGTCGTAAAACAGTGGAAAGTTTTCTCCGAATTTCATTTCATCTGCTCTTGAAAGTTTACCAACAACAAATTTATTTTTTAAGCTTTCTTTTTTGGGAGCTTTTATATAATTATCCGAATGGAAATAATTAGGTATAATAAAACTTTCGAGTTTAGCGAACAGGGGGTTAACCTTTAATAATTGTTTTTTATGGAAATCACTTGTAAAGATTACTGAAGACACGAGTTTTTGTTCAATGGCCGCGCCCTCTTCCTTTGAAGACCACATCATGTCATTTGACCATATGAATTTTAATCCAATCTTTTTTATTTTTTCCAATCTCCAAGAATCTTGGAATAATCTAAAATTACAGAATGCAATTGCATAACCCTCCGTTTTTATTGGTAGTTCTTCCCAAGCTAGTGTTTTAACCCCGTATCTATTTAAAAAATTAACATTCTCTTGTTCTTGTAAACGATTTACATCATTCGGAATACAAAATAAATTATATCTTCCTGTTTCAGCGAAAAGTTGAATAAGTTCTTTTAAACGGGTATCCGCACCACCAAGATCAGAAATCCATTGAAAAAAATAAATATTTTCCATTATGGATTATTATAATAGAATTTATTTATATGTAAAGTTTAATTAATCTCAATTGTTTTTGCTTTAGCTCTTTCAGCTTTTTGAGCAGAGACGATTAGAACCCCATGGTCGAGTTTAGCCTCAATGGTATCTGTGTTTAATGTCAACGGAATGCTTACCGAATGGTAAAATTTAAGATTATCTTGTTCTGCACTAATATGTAAAACATTATTTTCAGCAGATAGCTTAATGCTTTCTTTACGAAAACGCGGCAATTCAATTTCCAAATTGTAAGAATCTGTTCCAGCATCTTGGAATCCAATAAAATTAGAAAAACTATATTTTGGACTTGTTACAATACTGAAACTATTTGATAGTGTTGGCCAAAGGCTATCGATATCATCGACAAAATCCCAAGTTGAAATCGTATTGTTTAAAGGTATAAGAGAATAATTTAAATTCATAGTGAAAGATTAGACTTTATATATAATGAAATGTTCAAAAATATTTTTACGAATGAAAATAAAAAGTGTCCATACTATATATAGTGTAAATATAAGTATTCTTTCATGAAGTCTAAAAAAGAAACCCCGCGCGATGTTTCTCCGTACACGGAGAAGAAAAAAACTAAAACAACTATAGATTTAAATATTCGTGAATTACCATGGACAGATAAACAAAAAGAATTTATAAATCTTGCTTTAGATAAAAAAACTAAAGTCGTTATCCTTAGAGGTGTTGCTGGCACCGCCAAAACAATTTTGGCCGTTTACTGCGCATTAAGGAAAATCAAGGAAAAGAAGTCTAGCGAAATATATTATAGCCGCGTGCCTGTTGAATCTTCAGTTCACGGAATTGGTTATATTAAAGGTACCTCTGAAGAAAAAATGTCACCATACACACAGCCACTTGTAGACAAACTAAATGAATTGTTGCCCATCCCACATGTTAAGGCCCTTATGATGGACGAAAGGATAGTTGGTGTGCCATTGGGATTTTTAAGAGGTTTAAACATTTCGAATGCCAGCTTTATAATGGACGAGGCGCAAAATTGCCGTATCGAAGACTTCTTATTAGTAATGACACGTATGGCAAACTTTTCTACGCTATTTATTTGTGGAGATGCTCAACAGTCAGATATTAAACAAAGTGGGTTTAATAAAGTGTTTGATTTGTTCGATAAAGATTGCGCTAAAGAACGCGGCATCCACACTTTTGAATTCGGCAAGGAAGATATCGTAAGATCTGAAATTCTGTCCTATATTATCGAACAGTTCGAAAATATTAAAAAGTAATTATTTATAATATTCAATAATTTTTTTAGGGATATCTAGGTATTCTTTATAAGATTTTAATATTCGATTTGGCGATTCATCCTGAATCTTTTGATAGGTTCTATTGTCTTCTGGCCATTCGTTGAATTTATAAAGAAATGCGTATTTATATAGGATGGCATTGGCCGCTTGTGCGTATTTTTTAGGGTCAAAAAGATTGTTGTTTTTAATAATTTTAACCACACCTTTCTCACAATTAATTTCTAATTCCATTAGTGCAATTAATTCTGTTTTATATTTTTCCGGTTTTGAAAGAATTTGAGAGTACGTTACGTCGTAATTACAGAAACGGTCCCAGTATTTAGAGTTGTCACGCCACTGCATAAAATGACAGTATTCGTGGATAAGAATTCCAAACCATTCTTCCTCGTCTAGTCCGCCTTTCGCAACCTTAATTACAGGATTATCTTTTGCATCTAAATAGAAAAGTCCAGAGCATTTATTCTTACCGCCGCAGTACCGACCTTTTACAAAAATTAGTTTACCGTCGAGATCTTCTACGTCCTCTTTAATTATACTATATACATCTGAGTTTATTAAAAACGACATCAGTAGTGATTTACACCGTTATTTTTATAAACTGCTTACAGAAGAGATTTTAGAATTTTTTTGTGTAAGTGTATAAAATACTAGTGTATGAAATACTTTTGCTCAAAATGTGGTAAGACTACCGAATATAATTTTGAACTTCCAAAGTTCTGTTCTTGTTGCGGCCAAGCTTTCGCTTCAAAACCTGTAGTAAAACAGGAATCTAAGACTGAAAAGTTTTTAAATGAATTAAAATTAAAGAAAAATGTAAACCGTTATGATGAAGAGACTTACGATGAAGAGGAAATTCCAACTATCGATTTTAAAAAAGTAAAAGCCTCTTTTAAATTAGACCTTTACCAATCAAAGGGCGAATCGTTTGGAAGTTTGATTGACAACCCCTCTCAGAAAATAGATTTCACACAAGAGAATCCCAACAATGAAAAGAAAACAAAAGAGCAAATCTTAAAAGAATTTCAAAAAGAAGCCGGGCTTTCTAGAAATCAAGAATAATATATGCCTTCCAAAAAAGTTGTAAGGCCCACCTTCGAAGAGTCGATAGATATTATCAATTCTGAAATTCAAAAACGTAAACACCGTTGGCACTTAACAGCTATCGCATGGATGGATTTTGACGATGTGTCCCAAAGATTAAGATTACATATTTATAAGAAATGGGAGAAATGGGATTGTAAAAGACCTTTAAGGCCATGGCTTAATCAGGTTATCAACCACCAGATGACAAACATGCTAAGAAACCATTATTCGAATTTCTCTAGGCCTTGCCTAAAGTGCCCATTTAATACTGGCGAGTACGGTTGTTCTATTTATGGTTCACAAAATAATTCCTGCAAAGACTATAAGAAGTGGGAGAAAAGTAAAAAGTCCGCCTATGATGTTAAATTCCCATTAAGTATGCACAGTCCTAACCATGACAATCCAGAAACAACATTAGAAAGTGTTTTGCACGATACTGAAAATAATATAAATATAGAAGACCTCATGCCGCTTTTCCACGAAATGATGAAAAAACATTTAAGCAATATAGAATGGAAAGTATATGATTATATGTTCTTGCAACATTTTGATGACTCGGAGGTTGCTAAGAAAATGGGTTACAAACTAAGTTTGAAAGAGGGCCGCCCAGCCTATAGACAAATTAGTAAAATTAAATCGCGCATTCTACAAAAAGCGCGCGAAATTGTAAAGGAGGTCGTCTAATGGAACTTGATCAACAACAGCAAAATAGGGTAAAAGAAATATTGCAAAAAAATCCAGACGCAACTTTAACTGAAATTACGGCTTATGCTTATGAAAATGAAACGGTTGATAGTAGAAGCAAAGAGGGTAGGGCTCTAAAACAGTTTTTATTAGATAACAATATAGAATATAAAAATAGATCTGTATTCCAAAGAGACAGGGTTTCTTTAACCGCTGAACATGAAGAGTTTATAAAGAATAACTATAAAAATCAACACTACTTAGATATGGCTAAAATTTTATTTAAAAATAATAATTTAACGCATTTAAGTCTAGAGTCTAGAGAGGTTAACAAGTTGGTAGAAAAAATACAAAAAAGTGATCCTACGTATCTTGAGATGAAAACTTATGCCCCCACAGAGAATCAAGCTCCAGGGCCTATGGGAGAATATTTTCCACCAAGACGTCTTGACCAAACGCTTTATAGAATTAATAAATATCTTAATATTGGGTGGGAGCAGGGTAAACTAAAAGCCACTCAACTCAAACAGGTAGAAACCCTGCAAAGGTATATGAATACTTTTAGTTTTTGTTATCAAATTAATACTTATAAAAGAGAGGATGATAGAAAACTTTTTGAGGATGCTTTTATTCGTTATACTTATGATAAAGATGATCTTACTCAGGAAGAATTGGATCAGTTTATCACTCTTTGTACTGAAACAGTTACAGCTTCAAGTATTTTACAACAGGTTGAAGACTTGCGCCAGCTATTAAGAACGGCGTCCGAAGAAGACGAGGGTCGGAATATCAAAATGAGTTTGAATGAAGCTATTAGTAGTTTACAAACAGAATACAATCAATGTCGTACTAGACAGAATAAACTATATAAATCCTTGGTAGATGATCGTTCTAAAAAAATGCAGGACCGTAGACAGGAAAACGCTAGTATCTTAAATTTAGTACAGGCGTGGAAAGACGAGGAGCGGCGAAAGAGTATTATCAATTTAGCAGAGGCGCAAAAACAAAATCTAGAAGAAGAGGCAAAACGTTTATCTTCGATGGACGAATTAAAAGCCGTTATTCGTGGAATTGATATTGATGAAATGGTCAGTGGCTAATATAATATATTATGAACTTAGATAAAAATAAAATATATCTAAAATGTAAAGTTTGTGGAGAGGAATTTAATTACTTTGCTGAACTACAAAAACATTTAAGGGATTATCATAAGCTATCTGTTAAAGCATACTTCGAAACGTATTGGAAACGTATTGATCGTTTCGATGGAAAGAAAATAGAATACAAATCTTTTGACCAGTATATTACTTGTGATTTTGTAGACAAGAAAAACTATAAAAACTGGCTAAAGACCCTAAGTCAGGAGGAGTGTGCGGATTATTTTACAAATAAAATTAGGCAGTATTGTGATTTAAAGAACCTAGATACCGCACCCGCTCAAGTAGAGTGCCAAACAATTAATTGTTTATTACCCGTTAGTACAATCGAATCATTTTCTGGAACGCACTACAATAATTTATGTAAAAAAAGTGGATTGCATTCCAGGTTTAATTATTCGATTCCAGATGAAATTCCTTTTACAGCCATTCCACAAATTATTGTAGATACTCGGGAACAAAAGCCTTTTCAATTTGAAGGTCATACTTTAATTGAATCTAAATTAGAATACGGAGATTATTCATTACATCCCAATAATAAATTGGCAGTTGAGCGCAAAAGTCTAAACGATTTTTACGGGACGTTAAGTGGCGGACGCGAAAGATTCGAAAGAGAAATACAAAAAGCTAAAAAATTAGAGGGCTACATCGTTGTCGTAGTCGAGTCAACGATTAATACAATGATGTATCAAAAACAAAAATTTAGCAAAGCTTCTGGAGAGTTTGTCGCCCATAATATGAGACAGCTTCTAAGAAACCATGACAATTTACAATTTGTTTTCTGTGATGGTCGTGAAGATGCAAAAATTAAAACTCTACATATCTTAGCAATGAACGAAGAAGCTTGTAAATTTGATTTACAATACTACTTTGACACAATATGGCCCTTATAGTAGGAGATCAAAATAAAAAGCTAATTGTTGACACTAACAGGGAGCTTTCCGAGTTAAAAGGAGATTTAACAGACCAAGAGGCAAGAGTTTCTCTAGCTAAGTTCTTGCGTTATAACTTAGGGTTTACTACGGATTTAGCATTAGGGTTAACTCTAGAGTCTTATCAAGAGTTAACATTAAATTCTTTTTTTAATAGGAATTATTGTATGCTTATTTGGGGTCGCGGTTGTGCAAAAAGTTTTTGTGCTGCAATTTATTGTATATTAAAGTGCATGTTCGAACCTGGAACGAAAATATTGATTGCCTCAATTAACTTTCGTACAAGTCGCCGCGTATTTAATGAAATCGAAAAATTCTTGAGTTCTCCACAAGCGGCTTTAGCTAGCCAGTGTTTTGGATTAAAAAGCAAACGTAACGACCAATACGAATGGCAAGTTAATGGGGGAAGCATTACGGCAATCCCATTGACTGGAGAAAAAATTCGTGGTATTCGTGCAAACGTTCTTATCCTTGATGAGTTTTTATTGTTGCCACCAGATATTATTGACAACGTTCTCATTCCGTTCTTGAGTTCTCCACGAGATGTTGGAGAAAGAATTCGTACTAGAAAATTAGAAGATGAATTAATTAAAAAGGGACTATTGCATCCAGACAATAAACAAATTTTTGAAAATACATCTCAAATGTTATGTTTAAGTTCGGCAAGTTATACTTTTGAACATTTGTTTCGTGTTTATCAACAGTGGTCGCATTTAATTGAAAACCCAGAAGCCCAAGATAGTAAAGAGGGGGAATTACCAGGAACTTATTTTATTTCACAGTTAGGTTATGAGGCTTTACCGCCGCATATGGTAGACCAAGGTGCAATTCAAGTTGCTAAAAGCGGGGGAAGTTCTCACCACTCTTTTCTTCGTGAATATTGTGCGCGTTTTATTGATGGTGGTGACAGTTATTTTTCACCTAAAAAAATGCACGACTGTACAATCCCAGACGGTGAATATCCAACAACTAAAGTTATCGGAGATTCAGATAAAAAATATATTATATCTATCGATCCAAACTTTTCTTCGTCAAAGGGTGCGGACTATTTTGCTATGAGCGTAGTTGAAATAGATGAAGAGAAAAAGCAGGGAATTTTAGTTCATGGTTATCAGGCGGCGGGATCTTCGCTACAAGATCATATAAAATATTTTTATTATTTATATAAAAACTTTAATATTGCGCTAATTGTAATTGACCATGCTGGTGCTGACACGTTTATAGACGCGGTAAACAATTCTCAATTTTTTAAAGATATAAATCGTAAAATTGGCTTTGTCGATTTTGAGTCCGATAAAGAAAACGAAGATTATACTAAAATGTTAAAAGATTGCGCCCGTCAATATAATAAAGATTTTGGAAATATATGTATTAAACAATATTTTACCAGTTTCTTTTTGGGCAGAGCTAACTCCTACCTACAAACCTGTATTGACCATAAAAAAATATGGTTTGCTTCTAGAGCTAGTAACCACCCAGATATATTAGAAAATATTTTTACAATGAATCTTCCTATGGAGTATATCTACCCTAGAGGTATTGGGGAAAAAGCCGATAATGAATATGAAACAAAGAAATTGACCGTTCGTGAATTCATCGAACAACAAGATTTTATTATTCAAGATACTAAAGACCAGTGCGCCAATGTTGAAGTTACTACAACCTCAAGAGGTACCCAAAGCTTTGATTTGCCATCCCATCTAAAGAAGTCTACAAGTATTAATAGAGCTAGAAAAGATAACTATACCACTCTAATGTTGGGGAACTGGGGCGTTAAAGCCTATTTTGATATAATGGCCCCAGAGAATTTTGCAAAAAGAAACACTGAATTCGTTGCAGAATTAATTTAATAAAATATCAGATTTCGGTGTAATAGACTGTTATAATAAGTTATGGCGAGTAACAACAATAATAATAAAAATATTAAATTCCCAGAACCGCAGGTAATTGAAGGATCTATAAAGTCAAAAGACACTATAGAAGTCAAAGCTAGTCGAGGAGAGGTGAACACCTCCGTAAGAAGGAACAGATCTTCAACGATTTCTAGAACTGATAAGTATAAAAATATTGAAGGCGGCGTTATTCCTTTTATTTATGGTGGTGGGTATGGTAAATATACTTCTAATATAAGCATTAAAGATACTATTATTCTTTGCCAAAAAGCTTATTACAATTTTTCTATTTTTAGAAATACTATAGACTTAATGACCGAATTTAGTTGTTCGCCAATTTATTTTACGGGCGGGAACGAACAGTCTCGCAAGTTTTTCCAAGCATGGGCCGATAGGGTGAACTTATGGCGTTTACAGGACATGTTCTTCAGAGAATTTTTCCGTAGTGGGAATGTATTTCTTTATAAATTAAATGCCCAATTTACAAAACAGGACATGAGAGTTCTTTCTGATTTAATTACAACAGAGGCTCGCGCTGGAGAGATTCCAGTTCGGTATATTATTTTAAATCCTGCAGATATTCAGGCTATTGGATCTGCTTCATTTGTAACTCCCCAATATGTAAAAGTGTTGAACGATTTTGAAATGCAAATTTTAACTAATCCGGAAAATGATCAGGATAAAGAGCTTGCTCAAAAAGTAAAGAATTTAAAAGATTTAAAAAATACAAGTAGTATCACACAGTCTAATCAATATATGATTTTTGAATTAGAACCAGAAAGATTTGTACCTATTTTTTATAAAAAACAAGACTACGAACCGTTTAGTGTGCCAATGGGTTTCCCAGTTCTTGAAGATATCAATTATAAGCAAGAGCTTAAAAATATGGATATGGCAATTAGTCGCACCATACAGCAAACAGTGCTGCTAGTTACGATGGGAAATGATGAAGTTGGTATGCCTACCAAAGATCAGATTGGAACGCTGAGAAAAATATTTGAAAACGAAAGCGTTGGACGTATTTTAGTTACCGACTATACTACAAATATTAAGTTTATTATTCCAGAGATTAGTAGCATTTTGGATCCTAAAAAATATGAAGTTGTAGATCGTGACATTCGTTACGGTCTTAACAATGTTCTTTTCGGAGAAGAGAAGTACGCGAATACGAATACAAAAATTGAAGTATTCTTATCTCGTCTAAAACATGCGCGCGAAACTTTCATGCACGACTTTTTGATGCCAGAGATGAAAAAAATTGGAAGAAATCTTGGTTTTAAAAACTTACCAACAGCACGTTTCAAGGATGCCGACTTTAAGAGCGATGCAAACTTAACGCGCGTTTATTCAAGACTTATCGAGCTTGGAGTACTTACTCCAGAAGAGGGCATTACAGCAATAGACACTGGAAGACTACCCCTACCGGAAGAAAGCGTAGAATCTCAAAAGGGGTTTCAAAAACTTCAAGATGATGGTTTGTATCAGCCGCTATTAAATAAACCGCAACAACAATCGACGGGTCGCCCCACTGGAACAGGAACTCCACAAACAACAAAGGCCCCAAGATCAACGCCTACCGCTGTAAAAGCATCGGAGCCAAAACCTAAAATTAATGCAGACCTTGTTGCTAAAAATTTAGTTAAGTTTGATAACCTTGTTGTCGGCGTAGAAACGGCTTTAAAAGAAAAATACAATCGTAAAAGACTTACAAAAGAACAAAAAGAAATTATCGAGACAATTGCTGAAACAATTGCAACCAATGAAGTTCCAAAAGAATGGTTAAATAAAATCAATGATTATATTAATAAACCAGTTCAAGTAAGTGTAAATATGGAAAGAATTAATGAAATTGCCGCTGAATATGGACTAGATTATAAGACTGCAATTTTATTGTATCATAGCCAATTAGAATAATATGAGTAGAAGTTTAATTAGAAAAAATCAATTGCACCCAGATATTAATGATCTTGTGGGTCAGTATGGCAGCGGATATTTTTCTTCTAACAATTCTACTGTTTTTACTACAGGCAACCAAACGATTGGGGGCAAGAAAACTTTCGCTACTGGAATCGTTTCACCTCTCGGAATCGGAAACCCCGGCGATCTTAGCGATGCAGAAATACAATTGTGGGAAACCAGTTCGGAATCTTATCAATCAATAGGGTCTGTAGATGGTGGGTTTACCTTTACCAGAGGGAGCGACGAAATGAGTCTTGAGTTTAATAGTGAAGAAATTGTCTTAACCTCGTTCCCAGGGATTAATTATCGTTTTAAATCGGGTTATGGAGGAACGGTTCCTATAGATGCTAATGTTGTGCATGTAACTGGGAGGAATGAAACAATCAGCGGCGTAAAAACTTTCGCTACTGGAATCTTTGCTCCGAATCTCGTTTACAATACTGGCAACCAAACAATCAGCGGCGTAAAAACTTTTACTTCCAATATATTTGCACCAAATTTAGTCTACAGTAGTGGCGATTACAATTATTTTACAACAAGCATAACTTTAGGTAATAATTATATTAATTTAGCAAATAGTACAAGCGGCATTACCGGCACCCTGCCAGCCATAGCAAGTGGAAGAAATTATATTGTAAAAAACTTAAATACAGGAACATTAACTGTAACTGGCTCAAATTTTATTGATGGAAATGTAAATTTAAAATTATATAAAAATGAAAGCGCCCATTTACTTGGTGTAAATAACGTTGGGTTTACTGGATGGGTAAGTCTTAACACAAACCCAGGAATAAGTTAAAAATATGGCTGGAGAAATTATTAACAGATTAAACGTAGGACAGGTCGTCAATGTAAAATTGACGGACAGTGCCGTTACTAATGGCCAAAATTTAGTTGAAGCTTATAATTATGCTAAAACATTGACGCCAAATGGCGCGGCGCTTTCCACATCAAATCGTGTGTCTGTAATTATACAGCCTGGGAATTATACGCTCGCGGCACAGCTAACGATTGATACCCAATTTGTGGATTTAATTGGTTTGGGTTCTATAAAATTAAGGCGCGGCGCTACGCCAGCCGTTATCATTGATGGAAATACCTTAAGCGTAACAGCAAACGATGTTAGAGTTAAAGGAATTAGTGTAGGGACCCAAAGTTTTAGTGCAGGTGCTAATTTAACTTTACAAATATTCGAAGATTGTGTTGGTGGTAATAATAGTTTTAATAACACCACTGTTTCTGGAACATTCATAAATTGTACGGGTGGAAGTAACTCTTTTGCTAGTAGTAGTTTTGTTGGTATGACAGCTAGCGGTACATTCATTAATTGTGAAGGCGGAAGTAATTCTTTCAGTGCTGGTAGTAGTGGAAGTATAGCTTCTGGACTTTTTGTAAATTGTATTTGTAGTAGCAATGGTGGCTTTGGAAGTGGTAATCTAGCTTCTGGTACGTTTATTGATTGTGAGTCTGTTGGCGCTGGAGGTTTTGGTGGTAGGAATATAGGCAACATAAGTGGTACAGCTAGTGGTACATTTACTAATTGTATTGGTGGCAATAATTCGTTTGGCAGTGGATCTGGTTCAACAGCATCCGGAAAATTTTATCAATGCCGTTCAACTTCTGGTACTTTTCAAACTGTTACCGGTGCAGGTTTAATGCGCAACTGTATAGACGAAAACAATAATTTAGTGAACCAATAATATGAAAAAACAATTAACACTAATCAATGGTGAATGGAAACAAATCTTGGATCCAAACGTCACTCCTGAAGAACAGGCCGTTCTTGTAAACACGAGTCCCGAGAATTTAGAAGCAATTCAAGAACTATTTGCCAGTATTCGCGCGCGTTCTATTACCGATCCTTCGCCAGAAGACGCTGTCGCCGCGCAAACAATTTACAGCCAACATAAAATAGAAGGTGCGGAATTTATTGATTGCCATATTACTCTTCCAGATGGGTATGGACTTATTAACTGCCGTGTTGGAAATGAACACAAACAAATTAGATTCTCATGACTGGACTATTCCGCACAACTGTAGTAGAAATAAGTGGCGTCCGCACAATCTCTGGCGGCGGCACAAATGCGTCTAATGCTGGACAGGCGCTTTTAAATCTTTCTGGTGTTTCAATTACTGGAGATCAAACAATTGGTGGCGTAAAAACTTTTAGTAGCGGAACCGCTGTTGGTTTGGCATCTTCCGCGACTCCATCATCATTAAATGCTGCGCGCGGACTTCAATTTCCAAACATTGGAGGAAATGGTGATGGCGTAATTTATGGAGCTTATAATGGTTATAATAAAATAGGTATTGGTATAAGCCCCACAGCTGGTCCAATTTCTGATATAATTGAATTCAATCCAACACAAATATTGGGAAGAGTTCCAATATTGGCCTCAAATTTAGTTTACAACACTGGCAACCAAACAATCAGCGGCGTAAAAACTTTCGCTACTGGAATCGTTGCTCGGAAGATAACTATCTCGGGCGCTGATATAACTGCTGGTGGTCAAGTACCATCTACACTTATTCAAGGTGGGGCGTTTTTAGGAAAATCAGATGGTACAACAGGCGTATTGACAAATGTCAGTAGTTCTTGGGGTGCTGCAGCTTTTGAATTTGCTGGAGTGAATTCTAATGTAACTGCATATAACAATCTTAGTTTTACTGCAGGGAATTTTCCACAACTTTGGTTAGGTACTAATGGAAGGGTTGGTCTTGGCACGAGTTCTCCAGCTGAAAAAGTTCATATAAGTGGAGGTAATTTGCGTGTTGATGGCGGGGCAAGTTTTTCAACACTACCAACAGTTAATGGAACTGGAGTTCTTTTAAGTGGATCTACTCCATTTGTTATAAATTTTGGTCATGTACGAAATAATACAAGCACAGGATCGCAATATTATTATTTTGGACCACAAATGGATATTGATCCAGTTAGTTTAGCTAATAATGAAAAAAGAAGAGTTCAAATACTCCAAGACTGTTTTTTAAGAAAAATTGTATGGACTACTATTGCAAAAACTAACGCACCAATTCCAAGTAGTGCAATGACTGGATATTTTAAAAATTTTGCAACTAATGCGTCAACTCGTGACGATGTACCAGGAATTCAAGTTACATCTGGAATAAATATCCCTGCTTCGAATACAATGTATACTAATTCTACTGGAAATTTAAATATACCAATAACAGGCGGAAATTATGTATCTTTTTATTATCAAACTAATTTTAACTCTGGAGCTAGTAATCTTGCTTCAGGTTTAGCAGTTAATGTGGCTGCATATTTTTACGTTTAATTATTAGATTTTAAAATAATATATTATTATAATTAAATTTTTATAAAAGAGTGTAATAATATTATTATGGTTCCAGCAATTTATAATTTACCAACAGGATATCGTGGCGACAGTTATGGTCCAATAGTATTTAAATTATTAGATAGCTCTGGAAGTGCTGTTAATGTTAGTGGCGTTACTGGCGCGCTTCAAGTCAAAGAGGCGGCTGGATTATCAACGGTCTTATCGTGGACAACGGTTGATAGTTCAATGTTTATTGGCGGCGTTTCTGGAAACGAAATTCGCCTAAACCCAAAACCTGGAAAGTGCATGTTAATTGGGCCAGATACTTTTGTTTATGATTTACAATTGTCTTCGGGTGATACGACTAGAACATATTTAAAAGGACAATTCCCTATTGATGGTGATATAACAAATATATAAAATGAATATATTTGATATAGACTTAAATGAATTAATTATTGAAGTTTATCAAGAATTTGATTCTCAATTAACTCAAGTTCAAACAGTTAACGTAGAAAATATATTATCTTCTATATCTGTTCAGGTACAGGAAGATTACGCTCCAGTTCAAAGTGTTAATGGTAAAATTGGGTGGGTAGTTATTGATAAAAATGATGTTGGGCTTTCTAACGTCGAGAACGTAAGTATTTTGGGTGCGAGTGGAAATATACAAAACCAAATTAATAATTTGAGCGGCGATACGAACGCTAATTTTTATCCGCGTAGTAATCCAAGCGGATTCGTTACGGGCGTAAATCTTTCGGCATATGTCACTACAGGTCAAACAGGCGATTTTTATCCGCGTAGTAATCCAAGCGGATTCGTTACGGGCGTAGACACGTCGAGTTTATATCCGCGTAGTAACCCAAGCGGATTCGTTACGGGCGTAGACACGTCGAGTTTATATCCGCGTAGTAATCCAAGCGGATTCGTTACGGGCGTAGACACGTCGAGTTTATATCCGCGTAGTAATCCAAGCGGATTCGTTACGGGCGTAAATCTTTCGGCATATGTCACTACAGGTCAAACAGGCGATTTTTATCCGCGTAGTAATCCAAGCGGATTCGTTACAGGCGTTGATCTAAGTTCATATGCTACGAGTAGTAATCTTGCAAATACTGGTTCAACGCTTGATAATAAAATTAATGTTCTAAGTGGATCTTCTGTGTTATTATATGGTAATCAAACAATATCTGGTTTAAAAGATTTTACAACTAGACCTACAGTTAATACAATTCCTGTTCTTTTAAGCGGAGAAGTGAATACGACAATAAGTGGAGTACTTTATAGCGCACAAATAAATATAAAAAATGATAATGGCTCTACAATATACAAAGGCCAACCAGTTTATGTATCTAGTGCGGCGGGAACAAATATTTTAGTTAAATTAGCAAGCAATAGTGGAGAACAAACATCATCAAAAACTTTAGGGTTAGTATATCAAACTAGTTTAGCTCAAAACGCTCAAGGAACAATAGTAACTGAAGGTTTGCTGCAAGGTTTTAATACAAATGCTGGAGAAGAAGGAGATCCAATATGGCTTGGTCCCACTGGAAGTTTAATTTTTGGTTTAGCTAATAAACCATACGCACCTAATCATCTTGTTTATCTTGGAGTACTTACTAGAAAGCATGCTAATCAAGGAGAAGTCTTTGTTAAAATTCAAAATGGTTTTGAGTTGGAAGAACTTCATAACGTAAATATAAATCATAAAAACGTTTTAAATAATGACGATATACTAAGATACAATTCAGCAAGTGGCCTTTGGTTTAATGAAACTTTAAATACTGGAATATTTCAAACTCAAATTAATTCACTTAGCGGCAGTTCAGTTTTACTTTATGGTAATCAAACAATTAGTGGGGTAAAAAGTTTCACAAATAATGTAAATATAACAGGAGATTTAATATTAAGTGGCCAATATAATGTTAAAACTCAAATAGAAAATACAAAAAAAATAGCAATTGCTTATGCTATTGCACTATAATATATAGAATAAAATGAAAAAATTAATTACAGGTTACCAATTTATTCCACAGTCAGGACTCGTAAGACTAACAGACTATGTAACGATAAATCAGGAAAATTTGTTGCTTATTACTAATGTTAGTAGCGGGCAAATTATTTATAATTTTGCAGATTCTTCTGCTGTAGGTTTTGTAACTGGTGGTAATTATATTAAATTAAATTATCCAACAAGTGGAACAATGCTTAGTGGCGATAAACTTCAAATATTTTATGATGTTAATATGGAGGGGCTTGATTTAGCGAGTGGTTACCTAACTGGTATGATTACTGGATCGGGTGGAAGTACTGGCCTTTACTCACCAGTAACTCCAATGTCCTTTACTGCTGTCGGTGGCCGTTCAGTAGATATGAATAGCGGATTTTATCCAGACTACAAAAGAAATAGTGATGTTATTCTAAACATGGATAAAGATACCGGTGGTACTTTAGCATATCAAGCCGACTTAGACAAAGATATAGATTCTGTTACAACTTTTGATGTTGGTTATGCAAGTGTTTCAAATTTTTTAACAGGGATTGTTCTTGGAACTAGTGTTAGCGGTGTTGGCCTACAAACAGTTTCTGGGAATGCGAACAGAATTATATTATTTGGTCAAAATTTAGGTGATACGTCTTTATATGTAAAGTATGGTTTAGGTTGTAATCCTCAATCTTTTAATTTTATATTATATCCAGGAACAACCGTTGCTGACGGTCGCGGTGAAAAACTTAGTGATGATAGGTATAAAGGAGATATTTCTGTAAATGTTCAGCCAAGTGGCGCGACTGGTCGTTACATATTTTGGGAGGGGGTTTAAAATAAATTATGATTAATTTTGCAGGCGCGCCATTTCCTACCGGCCCAATGCTAAGTTTGAATTTAGGGGTTCTGTAAAAATAATAATGAAATCTTATGGCGTACAGAATGAGGTTAAGGCCTATTGTAATAGAATCCAAAACGAGACTTCTGTTATCGTAACCCCCTCTCTGGTAAAGACCTTAAACGACAGGGTGGAAAGTTTAAAGAAGTCAGGGGTCTGGTCTCAATACGGTCTGGGCTTCAATGACCGGGATGCTGATAGTTATTTTCAAAGAGCTTCGATTAATAATCTCTTAGGTAGATTTGAAGTATGTTTGTTTGTCCGGGGTATGAAGACTTTAGGTCTTTGGCAGAATATGGTCTGTTGGCCGTTGCGGAGTTCGCAGAATGCCGCGACAGGCGACATCATGTATTCGTTGGGTGGGCTGGGAACGTTCAATGGGACAATGGTCAATACGCCAGTTCGCGGGGCGGATGGGATGGAGTTCACAAACTCTGGCAGCACTCACATTACGATTACTGTGCCTGCAACGCTGCCCACAACATGGATGACCGCAGTGAATTTCGCCTCGCAAGTCTTTCGCAGCGTTTTTAGTCACGATAATGGATCGAGCTTTGTTCCGTCTGTCGGGCTTGCGCCAGAAAGCAGCGGGAACACTTGGTATTTTCAGACGGTCAACAGTGCGCCCACGGTAACAAGCGGAACGCGCTCCGCAGCCTTGGGCGCGATGCGCTGGGCGAGTTTTTCCGTAAGGCAAAACCCAGAGACATCCCTGCTTCGGGTTGATGACTCTACAACAACCATGACCGCATCTGCCTCCATGCCTTCGTTGTCGCGGCTTTATCTGGGTCGCCGCTCTGATGGATTATACGCCAACATGACCATGCCGTTCTTTGCCGTGGTCAACAGCTATCAAGACAGCGCGGCCATCCGCGAAATCTACCGCACCACCCTCGGCCAAGGTCTTGGACTACCCTAACATATGGCTAAAAGATTTTACAATTTAGAAAAAGAGACCAAAGAGTATTTGAAAGCTTGTGAGGCTAAGAGTATAGTTAATCAAACTAATATAAAGACTCTGAATGATTTTGTTATTAATAGAAAGACAAGAAATCTTAATACAACATTTTTAGCCAATTCTCCAATTGTTTTAGGTGGCTTGGTAGTGTGGCTTGATGCTGGAGTTAGTGACAGTTATCCGGCAGGGGGCACAGTTTGGAAAGATTTAGCTGGGTCTAATAATGCAGTTCTCATTAATTCAGTTAATTATATATCCGATAATAAAGGAGCGTTTACATTTAACTCTGGCAATGATTATATAGAATCCAGTTATACAGCAGGTAATATTTCTAAATTAACTATGAGCGCATGGCTCAATAAAACTAACGCTCAAACTAGCTTTCCAGCGGTTTTAGTATATAGTAACCCCTTTGGTATGGAAATATACCCACAAACTATTTATATAAATTTTACTTTTGGAGATTATGGAGCTGTAAACTATAATATAAATGGGTGGCAAAATATAGTTTTTACCTTTGACGGTACTTTAACCGGTAATTCAAATCGATTAAAAATCTATTTAAATGGTATCAATCAAACAGTTTCATATACTGGAACAATACCAGCTTCTGTAAATATTACAGGTAAATTGCAAGTTGGAAGAAGACATTGGGCGGTACAACAATCCCAGGGCAGTGTCTCAAATGTAAGTATATATAACCAAGTCCTTACAGCACCAGAAATCCTTCAAAACTATAATGCAATGAAAGGCAGGTTCGGTTTATGATCTCATCCAAATCATATGGTCTACAAAACGAGACAAGGCAATACTTGAGAAGGTTGTATGCTTATGGCAAAGAACTAGCTGGTACAGATGTTAATGATGTGGATAATTTTGTGAAGGGGTTAAAGCAGTTGAATTTGTGGCAGAATATAGTTTGTTGGCCTATGAGAAGTATTCATAATATTGGAACAGGTTCTACAGTTTTAAGCTTAGGTGGGTTGGGAGTCTATAATGGAAGTATGGTAAATTCCCCGACTTGGAGTAATAGTGGAATTGGTTTTACTAGTACTACACAAGAAATTACAAGATCGGGTCTTGATACCCCTTCTAGTCCTTTAACTTTTGGTATGGTTAATGATAAAGCAAATACTGCAGCAACTATGCGTACTCGTTTTTGGGGAACTTTCCCAAGACGGTATGCTGACGGAGATGCCATAAACAGTCGAAGCTTTACTATTCGTAACAGTGATAATTCTAACTACTATACTTGGTCTCCAACTGTTACAACTGATTTTATTTTTAAGTCTGTATCTATTACTGGTAGGTTAACAGCCGAAGGGTATGCAAATGGTACCTTTGTAACTCCCTCTATAGTCTCAGTAATCATAGGTTGGGACGATGCAGCTGGAAACAACTCAAACACTATAGTGGCTGCAAATAATGCTAGTGATACCACAATACGGGTCGCGTTTTTTTGGGCTATTAGAGATGTAATAGCCACAGCATCTCAGCATAGCTTTATTTACGCATTATATAAACAAACAATCGGGAAAGGTTTAGGCCTACCATGAGTACTACTAGAACATATCAATTTGACGTAGATACCAAGCGCTATCTCAACAGAGTTAACACTTATAGGTCTCTTAATGGCTTGGCGAATATTCAGAAGTCTGATGCAGCTGATATTGATAATTTTGTGATTGGTTTAAAAGATTTAGGAATTTGGAATTATTTTGTATGTTGGCTTTTACAGAGTACACAAAATATAGGGACAGGTACAACAGTTTTAACATTAGGTGGGTTTGGATCTTACCCCGGAACAATTTCGGGAACGGCTTTAACATGGGGTTTAAGTGGTTTAAATGCTACTAATACTGATGGTAGTAATAGAATGCAAACAAATTTTACCCCTGATGGATTTGCACTTTCTGGTGCTATTGGGGGTGTTTTTAGACTTGATTCAAATGCTAATCAGGCACAAAGACTTATTACCACTGATGTGCCTGCTACCTCAAGAGGTCTAGGCTTTGATGCTTATAATCCATCGTCGAATACTTTAAGACGTTTAGGTACAGCTTTATCTGATTTTGGGTCTAGACCCTTAACAATGGCATCTGTAGCTGTAGGGTTAGGTACTCAAACAGGTACAAGCTTTACTGCATTAAATTCAACCTTTACCACTACAACTCTATTACCTATTACATACCCTGGAAGAGAATTTAGGTTAGGGGATAGTTCTAGCGGTATTTGCTTAGGCACTTATGCTTTATGTTGGTGGTTAAATACCGGTTTAACATCTTCTGTATACGCCTCTTTATTTACATTATTAAAACAGACAATTTGTAAAAGGCTAAACTTACCATAACACATATGCCAAGAACAAGAACATACGGATTAGATATAGACGCCATTAGATACGCCCAGAGGGTCAAGTCTGGCTCAGGTGTTACTATACTCCCAGGGCCTTTAAAGCAGATTAATAAGTTTGTTATAGGGGTTAAAAAGCTTGGTTTATGGAATTCTATGGTCTGTTGGCCTATGAGAGGTATTCATAATGCAGGAACAGGTAGTGGGGTTTATAGTTTAGGTGGTCTGGGGGTGTTTAATGGCACCATGGTAAACTCACCAACTTGGTCTCAGTATGGGGTTGAGTTTGCCACAAACCCAACTACCAACAGAAGTCGTCACATCTCCGTCCCTTGGTCAACAAATGGAGGATATGATATTCGTTCAAATAGTAGTGTTATGGTTGTCTCCGACTTCGGTGAAATTGTAGGTGCAGGGAACGCTCAAGACCAATTTTTATTTGGCGGAGGAGCAACAGCCAACAACCGATATGGGGGCATCAATACACGGTCTGCCAACGAAAGCCCGGGTACAAATATTCAGGGACCTACACAAGTCGGCTTCGTTAATTATGCCACTCAATCAAATCAAGCGTTGGCAGCGGGCACTTGGCGCATGTGGACAACGCAGCGGGAAAACAATGAGGCAGCTAATAGCAACGTGCAAGGTAATCGACATTTCCGCGACACAACACAAATTGCCAACGGCTCAAACGCAGCGCAGTCGCCTTATGGGGCAATTTCTAATGCTTCAGAAGTATTGATATTGGGCAACGGTCGAGGCAATTCATCATTAGCCCCTATCGGTAAAATTGCGTTTGTCAGCGTCATTAGCAACTGGCAAGTAAATGTATCTATTGTTCGGGATCTCTATAAACGCACCCTTGGCATCGGTCTAAATCTACCTTAAAAATATTTGAAAACTCTCAATAATACAATAAAATATAACATATGAACTTCTCAACTACCTTCCAAACATTTGCCTTTCCTGCTGAACTTGTGGAACAATTACCCACTTTAACTGAACAGTATGGAGAATCTGCACAAGACGGTTTACAGACTTATACTACAATTGCAGCAGGCTGGGATGACTCCGATCACACAAGACTGAGGGCATTAAGATTCCCAGAGACAGCCTCCTTAACAGATCTGGTAGATGGCCGTAAGGCTTATACAGCACTCTGGTCATTGAGACTCTTAGAAGCTTTTAATTCAGGTTTGTTCCCTGACGTGGAAGAATTGACCCTAGAGCAGCTTCAGGTTTTGTTGCCAGTTATTGAGATGCCAACTATTGAAGAGCCAGTTATTGTTGACGCTGAATAAATATAATTATCTTCCTATTATTTTGCGGTGTAAAGATAGTTATGAGGTATTCTCTATTAGTTATTATTTTAGCGTTCGGTACAGGATGTGCCAGTTTAAAAAATAAAAATGTCACGCCACCGTCCGTCTCTACAGCACAGGTGGTTACGGCACTTGAAGAAACGCGATCCGAACTCGAACAGGCTGGAGAAAGTAACACAAAAGTCGCTGCGAATATCGATAAAGCATTATCACTCGCAGAACGCTTGGAAAAATTGCTGGAAGAAATCGAGCAGGAAACTGCCAATAAAAATATAGTAAAACCCGAATAAATTTATGAAAAAATTATTACCAATAATTATTATATTATGTTTAGCCTCCAGTGCGATGGCTTGGCCATGGAATAAAAAAGAAAAAAAAGAAGTTGTAACTACAAAGCCCGTTGCCACAAAGGTTGTACAGGCGAACAATAAAACTAGCGTACAGGAAGCGCAGGAAATTATTAAAGAATTAGGTTCTGAATTAAAATCCGCAAAGTCTGAAAACGCAAAATTAAAAAATAATTTAACTAATGCAAACAAAAAAGTTGCAGATGCAGTTAATAATGTTTCCGTAGTTCAAAAGCAGGCTGACGCCCTAAAGGAATGGGGCGTGCAAAAACAAGAGGAGGCCTTTCAGTGGTTTGAAAAATATAACGATACCATTAAACGCTATCATCGTTTAAAATTAATTGCTGCACTTATTGCGGCTGCTGGCGGTGTCTTATTAGGATTACAATTTATGGCCTTTGTTCCTCCACCATATAATTTATTAGTACCGATTGGTGGCGCAGGATTATTTGCAACTTTAATTTGGATGTTTTTATGATGATCTCTTTATGTGGAATAGAATAAAGAATACTTTTTATACAGCCACCTCTTTTTTACAAACTGGTGTCGCGCCGCCAAATGCGCCAATAAGATATAAAGAGGATCTTAGTAAAATAAACTTTTTCTCTTCTAAGAAATTTTTTATAGTATTTAGCTCCATAGTTTTATTGATGTTTTTTTATTTAACTAGTGTTGGTATATTATTTTTAACATCTTTCTCCCCAACAATCACCGAGCCGTATGTAACAATATTTGTGGAGAGTATTAAAATTTTTGCAATTATAATTTCTGTATATTTGGGGCTACAGGCAAGTATTGACTTTAAATACAATAGCTCTTCAAACCAGTCATATGATACAACTAAATCAATTGAACAAATTGATGAAAAAGTAATAATTGAAGAAACTGTAAAATATCAAGAAATTTATAAAAAGGATCCTTCCTACGCACCTATAGATTGGGTAATGTCATATGAGTAATAAATCTAGCAGTATAAAAAAGGGTAGCTTTGGCGAAACGGTAAAACAGTGGCAATTATTTTTACAAAGTGCTGGCTATAAAATTCCTTACGTTGATGGCGCTTTCGGTCCAGAAACAGAAAGAGAAACGTTAAAATTTCAAGCCAAAAATGGTTTAAAACCCGATGGGATTGTCGGTCCCAAAACTTGGGCTTTCGTAACAACGGTTTCCGAGAACACTCCACTTTCGCAGCGTTGGCCAAAACAGGATTATACAAGTATGGTGAATTTTTATGGTCCAGTTGGAGAGAATCAAACACAGTTAGACGTTCCTTATAAATTAAAATTAGCTTGGGCTCCATCTACGACTTTAAGAAAAATAACCTGCAATGAAAGGGTTGCAAAATCACTATATACAATATTGGAAAATACTTTAAAAACATACGGAGAGAAGGAAATAGTAAAATTAAGATTAGATCTTTTTGGTGGATGTTTAAATGTTAGAAAAATGCGTGGGGGTTCTGCGTGGTCAATCCACTCTTGGGGCGCGGCAATAGATTTAGATCCAGATAATAATCAATTAAAATGGGGTAAAGATCGGGCTAGTTTTGCAAAACCTGCTTACAATGATTTTTGGCAAATTGTAGAAGCTGAAGGCTGGACAAGTTTGGGTCGTGAAAGAAATTATGATTGGATGCATTTTCAAGCCGCAAATTTATAATAATAAATTATAAAAATTAGTGTAATATATTTATAATAACAAAATGCCAACTTATGAAGATGAGCCAGTAAAAAATGTTGACACCTTAACTGGGTTTGACTTGTCTGATTTACTTTTTTCTTTCTCGCGCCCGATCTCTTTGTGCGCCATGGAGTTAGATAAATTCGAAAACAATAAAATTGTTATTAGCAACAAACTCAAAAATGTTGCCCTATTAGAAGAACGAAGTGTAAATTTACCAATGGATACAATGAAAGATTTTAAATATTCAATTCGTTTTGAAGGAATTATAGTTCAGGCAATGGTTTCGTCTGATGAAGATAAATATTTAGCAGTGGCATCTGTTGACCAATTAAAAGAATATCTTCCCAAGAATGTAGATCTCGACGTTAATCGTGATTTAATGGGAGTAGCTTTTGATGCTTTCGTTGTTAACCGTGGTAATAAGAATGGACATATTATCAGCACAGACGTTGCTATGGCGATGGTTGAAAATTTTATTAACAAGCCTTTTAATATTGAACATAATCGTAAAGTTGTAGTTGGCGTTTGTACTGGTTATGGATTTAGTGAGTTTGGTAGTAGTAAGCCATTAACGCTTGAAGAAGTTAAGGCGATGAAAGGACCTTTCAATGTTGTTCTATCTGGTTATGTATGGAAAATTGTAAATCCAGAATTTGCTACTGAACTTATCGAGAGTAGCGATCCATCTTCGAATAAATATCTTTCTGTTAGTGCTAGTTGGGAACTTGGATTTAATGAATTTAATGTTGCTAAAGGTAATAAAAATTTAGCAGATGCAACGATTGTAGAAAAAGAAGAAGAGATCATAGAATTAAAAGATCGTCTTAAAGTATTCGGCGGAAATGGATATACTGAAGATGGCGAAATGGTTTTTTTAAATCTTCAAGGTAGCGTTCTTCCTCTTGGCATTGGTTTTACCAATACTCCAGCTGCTGAAGTTAGCGGCATTGTTATTTCTTACGATAAGCCTGAGATGGTAAAAACCGTAAAATCTGAAGAAGAAAATTATATGTGTGCTAAGTGCGGATATAAGGGAATGGAAGCTGACGTATGCCCAGAATGTGGTTCCGAAAATTACGAAGAAATGGATGAAGATGAAATGGAAGAAAACAATGAAGTCAACTCCTCTGAAATTAAAATGAATAAAAAAAGTGTCCAAAAACAAAATAATAATGTAAAAAATATTATGCACATTAAAAATGTTGATGATATTACGGAAGATTCCATCAAGGAAATAGCTGCAAGTCATGTTCGTGAGTTTATTTCGAATAAGATTGCTGAGTTAGCAACTGAATGGAAATCTAAAGTCGAAGAAAAAGAAACAGCACTTAAAGCAGCAGAAGATCAAATCTCTGCATTGAAAACCGACCTCGAGTCGATCAAAGCTGATAGTGATAAAGTCAAAGAAGAATTTACAAAGATTCAAGAAGATCTCAAAGCCAAAGAAATTGAAGCCAGTTTCCAACGCAGAATGAGCTTGCTTGACGAAGAGTTTGACTTAACCGATGAAGATCGTAGTATCATCGCTGAAGATTTAAACGCCATTGAGAATGATGAACAGTTCGAAAAATGGTACAAGAAGTTCTCTACATTCGCCGCTGCTAAAAAGAAGTCGGCAAAGAAATTCGTACTCTTCAAAAAAGAGGGCGAAGAAAAAGACGACAAAGAAATGAAGGAAGAAAAAGCTTCCGAAGTTGTCGCCAACGAAGAAAAAACTGTAGAAGAAGTAATTTCGAGTGCAGAGGTAACGGAAGAAGTCCTTCCGAACGCGTCCTCTCCTCAAGAAGCTTCATTGGTCGAAAAGATCAGTGCAGCTTTCAACAAAAATAGCGTAAAAATAAATAAATAAAAGAAAGAAAAAAATATTATGGCAAATTTAAAACCATTCAGAGATTATGATGAGCATGATGTTATTAACCTTTTTGCAGTTAATGCCGAAAGTGCCAATAAAGGCACTGTCGTTACAGCTAACAGCAGCGGGGTTAATTTCAAAGACGCTACATCTTTAGACAACCTCTCGCCCTTTGGGAATACTCTTTCAGCACAGTTCAACGTTCCTTGGACCGTTAGCCCAGCCGCTTCTGGCTCTGCTAAAGGTTCAATCGTTGGTTTGTTGCTCAAAGACGTTCGCAAATTCGACGAGAACGGTGAACAATTAATTTTCAACCCACGCAAGGCAGCTGAGATGGATGTCATCATCAGCGGTCAAGCAGCACCTATTCTTACGAAAGGTCTTGTACTTGTTAGCGGTATCGTTGGTACCCCAGGTTTCGGTAGCGGCGCAGCCGTTTCTGACGCTGGCGGTGGAGACCTTAAAGTAGTAACTTATGCAACCGCAACAGTTGGTAAATTCCTCGGACCTAAAAACGACGAAGGATATGCCTTACTTAAGGTAGAACTCTAATCAATTAGAAAGAAATTATAAAAATATGAAAATTCAATTCGAAAAAAATCCCGAGCAGATCGAGCTTATCAAGGCTCTTGCTTCGGAAAACAAAACTGTAGCTATGGAAGCCCAAGAGGCTTTCGCAGCTTTCATCAGCGATGTTGTTCAGCAAGTTCTTTTACAGGCTGGTACTGCAAGCATGATTTATCGTGACGTAGAATTTGACGAAGACGATTCCCCATCGATTCCTCTCGACTTATACTATGGTCTTAACGAAGGTCACATCAGCGTTTGGTCGCAAACGGTTGGTGGCGGTCTCCCAACAAACTTTGTTCAGGGTATGCAGGAGATGAAGGTTAATACCTATCGTCTTGACAGCGCTATCTCGATGGACAAGCGTTATGTTCGTAGAGCACGTCTCGACGTTGTTGCCGCTGGTTTAGAGCGTATGGCCAATGAAATTCTTGTTAAACAAGAACGTAATGCTTGGGCTGTTATTCTCAAACTCTTGGCAGAAGCTTCCACAAATGGTACTCAGCACGTTCGCCGTGTTGGTACTGCTGGAACTTTCCAACTCGACGACATGAACAAGTTGTTCACTTTAGTTCGTAGACTCAACGCTGCTTACACTGGCGGTACCCCACAAGCTCTTCAGAGCCGTGGCTTAACCGACATCTTCGTAAGCCCAGAAGTCAAGGAGCAAATTCGTGCATTCGCCTATCAGCCAATGAACACACGCGCTGGATCGTTTACATCAAGTGGTGCTACTGCAGTTCCCCTTCCTGATAGCGTTCGTGAAGAAATCTATCGTGCCGCTGGTACGAACGAAATCTTCGGCGTAACAGTCCATGAATTGCTTGAACTCGGTGAGAGCCGCAAGTACAATGACTTGTTCGACACATTCCGTACTACCGACATTGGAGGTTCTGCATTCGCAACTGCTACTGATGAATTAATCGTTGGTATTGATGCAAGCCGTAACGCTTTCTTGCGCCCAGTCGCAATCCAAAGCGAAACACGCGGTCAGGTCAGGGTTCTCCCTGACGACCAATTCTTGGCTCGTAGCCAAAAAGTTGGTTTCTACAGTTATGTAGAAGAAGGCCGTGTAGCGGTTGACGCTCGCGCAGCTGTTGGTTTAGTTGTCTAATTAAACTAGTAGTTTAAAAAATTAAGGGTCGCCCGTAAGGGCGGCCCTTTTTTTATAAAAAATTAGATTATTATTATATTTAAAGTAATAATATATAAGATGAACACAAAACCAGAAAAGAAACGGGGTCGCCCCTCAAAGAAAAATATGCTACAAATCCACGGAAAAGAAGAAACCGGTGTCAAAAAACAACCGTCTTCTTTAGATGAGATTCTAGGGGAAACTTTGTCCATTTATACCGCGAAAAGTTCGGAAGATTATCGTGGCCAATTGGCTGAAATGAATATGACGGATCTTCAAGCCCACGCTTACAAAGTTGGGCTAGTTCCAACTCCCGATAGAAAAGTATTAACTGACCGTTTGGCAAAAGAATTCGTAAAGTGGCACTCTAGATATGGTAGTAATGTGGCTACTGGTCAAGTTCAAACTGTAGCGGACCTTGATGCTAAAGCACAAAAGATCTTAAGAGAAGGTGCTTAATTTTTTGTGTAAAATAGTATGTGACTACTCAATCGTATACATTAACATACTTTATAAATAATATTTATAATGAATTAGGAGAACCCGTTGACTACTCTCCTCAAAAAATCGCTTCTTGGATTTTAGATAACGCCAATTTAGGAAAATTAAATAATTTAATTGGTACGTATTTTTCTGGCGTGGCCTATACTAATGATTGTGGTAATGTCACTGGATACGCAATAGAACCAGAGATTAAAAATGATCAACTTGCCGTTTATAAAATGTTATTTGATTATGAGTATTTTAGAAATGAAGCTAGAAACGTGGCAAAAAGTTCGTCTACAAAAGGTAGTGACTGGACAGACTTAAAAGAGGGCGATAGTACTATTAAAAAAATTAATAAGAATGAAATTTCAAAGAATTTAAGAACTATGTCTAGAGATGCAAAAGAAGATTTAGATAAAGCGGTTAAAATGTATCTTAAGTACAACGCAGTTCCAGATCAAATTGCTGGGGATGATACAGAGGGAGTTAGTTTGTACGTAATTCAAGAATATCAAAGAACACTAAATTAATATGGCAAGCCTTGTTTCCGATTCTGAAAAATTATTATTGAGTAGTGAATTTAACGATCTTCACGATACGTTTTCTAGACTAGTAACAGTTTATAAAACTCCAGAAAGGGTTGTCATTTCTACTGATAGTAATTATAATTTTTTATATAATGATCAGGAGGCAATTGAAGTTGCATACGTTCCAGTAAGTGGGCAATTTGATTGTCGTATTGAATGGCAAGACCCTTCTAAACTAATGGGGTGGCCAGAAATTCGTGAAGAAATTCGTGGTAACTTGTGCCGCGTAAAAGCTAAGAGAGAGTTCGTAGATTTTATTAGTGACGCAGAAAAAATTGAGATTGACGGACGCCCAGTTCAGTCCATGGGCGTAAACCGTCCACACGGTTTATTCAACGTTGATTTTTACACACTATTTTTTAAGGAGAGTGAATAATGGCTGGCACAATAAATAAAAATCTTATACAAAAAGAAATTTTTAACAATCGTGCTGTTAAAAAAATGGTGCGCGATATTGTACAAAAAGAAGTTGAAAAAGAAAAGGCTTTATTCCAGCAGGATTTCGAATCACATCCGGTTACCCAAGAATTAGATGGTGGAGAAAATGCTTCAAACATTTCTGGTACTCTTGGTGGGTATGGTAATTTATTTTCTTTTTTAGGTTTTAACCAGGGCGCTAATCCCACTGCAGCTGTAAAATTTTTAATACAAAAAATTACATTAGACCGTAATATACAGGCAACTGGAAATGGTTTTAGGGTTAAAGTAAACGTACCGTCGAAAGACGAGTTTGGCGCAGTTTCTCGATTACCATTTGAGACTGGTCGTAGTTGGCTATTAGATATTGAACGTGGTATTTCCGGATTGGGTGCATATTTATATGGACGTTTCGCAGGCTCGCGCTCGGGCGCGGGTATTCAAAGTAAATACAACTACTCAAACAAAAGATTTAGAAACGTAAAATATTTTAGTGGAATGTATACTAAATTTCTTAGAAGATTAGGGGCTAAATAAAATGAAGGCAACATACGTCAATAATTTAATGTCTAGTTTTTACTTGTGGTTAGACCATGAAGTATTGGAAAGAGGCGAGGCTTTTATTAATTATAGTGGAAAACTTTATAATTCACCAGATCCTAATTTTCCGAATAAGCAAGTTTATGGCGCACCTTTTCGTCAGTGGGTTTATGACAGCAGTATTCCCAATGTCAATATACCTTCTGGTGTTTTTATAAACGGTAGCTATGTTGCGCGCGGAACTAGCGGTTTGAATCTTGATTTTAATAAAGGTCGTGCGATTATAAGTGGCAACGCTTCTACTAACGTAAGTGCTAGCTATAGTTTTAAAGAGTATAATATTTACTATACAGACGAACGTGAAGAAAAATTACTTTTTGAAAAAGCCTATAACGCCACTCCAAAAGTTTCCCAAGTTACTGGGGCGCTAGGTTATTTAGACATTCCATATCCGTGCATTTTTATAAAACATCGGGTCGGTGAAAATATTCCATTCGCTTTTGGTGGACAGGATTCTACGCAAACTACAATTCGCTGTATTGCTCTAGGTTTAAGTAGTTTTTCTTTAGATGGTCTTATTTCAATATTAAGCGATAGTGCCCGAAAGGTATTTCCAGTATTTAGTCCACAAGATTTTCCATTTAATTATTTTGGTGACTTTAAAAGTGGTTCTGCTTTTAATTATAAAACTCTATGTGGTAGTCAACCACAGTCAAATTTAGTCCATATAGATCGCGTAACAGTGTCGAAATTAGATGAAATTGATAATGCAAAAATTAATAAAAAATGCGTTGCGGCTATTATAGATTTTGAACTTTCAGATATAAGAAGTCCTAGAGTTTATTAAAAAAAACAGTGTCTTCTTATAAAATGTAATGTAATTATACTTATGGCAAGAAATAGAACAATTTACAATGTGATGGCGTTATTTGCTAGTGCTGGCAATAACGTTACCGGAAACCAAAGTGGGACAAATGATATAATTCAGATTCCGCGTGTTCAATCTTTTGACGAAGATTTTTCACGTACTTTTACAGATGTGAATCAATTCGGAAATCTTGGTGCAATTGACCGTTTGGAAACTGAAGCTCCCGAAGTAAGTGCTAGTTTTTCTTATTACCTTAGTGACGGTAAAAGTGAAAGAGCTATTGGCTTAATGGCCGCGCCATCCGGAACTGCAACTCTAAGCTCTATCATTAGTGGTATCGTTAATAAAACAGAAGAGCCCAAAAACTATTATTTAGCTATCACAAATGAAGGTGTTGATGCTAATGGTAACACCTCCACAGCTACTGGTGTCATCGGACTTGGTAATGCTACAATTGCTTCCTATTCTGTAAGTGCTGCAGTTGGAGATATTCCAACAGCAGAAGTATCTTTAGAAGCCTTGAATCTTCGTGTTTACAGTAATGCAACTACCGCCCAAGCTGTTCCAGCAATTGTAACGTCTGGAGACTCTGATGGTACAGCAGCCGCTGGACAATTTTTAATTCCTAGGGGTTACTCCTATACTGGAACCACAATTCCAGCTGCATTACAACCTGGAGATATAGAATTTACATTACCAGCAAATAGCGCAGTCGGTTTTGATTCAACAGATCTTAAAGTTCAAGATTTCTCAATCTCTATTGATTTACCAAGAACTGTAATTCAAAGATTGGGTAGTCGTTATGGCGTAGCACGCGAAATTGACTTCCCAATTACTGCTACGATTGAAGTTAATGCAGAAGTTGGGGATCTTTCAGACGGTACCTTGGTAAATCAATTGTGCTCAGGAACTGAACATGACTTCACAATAACACTGAATAAACCTTATTGCGCAGGTGGGCCGAACGCATCGAAAACACCCTCAATGATTTTCCAAGTTAGAAAAGCTAAATTGGTTTCTCAAGGGTTCAGTTCTTCTATCGGTGATAATGCAACGATGAACGCTTCGTATGAAGTTAGCATTGGATCTGCAACAGATACCGTCCGTGGTGTATTTGTTTCCGGTACTTACGCTAACGCCAACAACGCTTAATCGTATAGAATAATAATTAATAATGAAAACGGGCACCTAAAAAGTGCCCGTTTTTTTTATATAGTGTAAACCTATAGTAGGTAAAAGGTTTGTAAAGGTTATGAATATTGATTTAAATGAACTTGTCAAAGGTTTAGTCTATAGAGACGTAAAAAAATTATATTTGGGATTTTTATACGCTCTCGAAGACTTACAGGGTCAAGACAAAATAACCGAAGACGAATTTCAAAGATTACGCAAACGTGTTCTTGATTACGGTAATAATTGTTATCGTAATATAGAAGAAGAATTAAATAATTTTGATTTTAAACTAAAGGAAAAATAATATAAATATATGAATAAATGGCTATACGAATTTGAAGTAAACGATCTTATAAAAAAAGATGGAGTTTTAAAGGAAACTGTTACAAAAAAGTTTGCATTATTACATCCGAATCGTAGATTAAGAGAAGACGGAGAGCTTTTTTATGCGGCAGAAACTTCACGTTTTGCAAAAGCTGGGGTTTTACCCAAAGCTGCTTGGAACACTATTCTTTCGAATGGAGGGGGGAGTATTAGTGAAAAAGAACGCGAAATTTACGGAACTTTGTTGATTAGATTCAGAGATGCGTCTTTTGAGTTACAGTCAATTTTAATTAAGAATGAATCCGAAAGAAATGAAGTTGAGAAAAACCGTTCGGACGTATTAATTCAAGAGCTAGACGATATTAGAAAAGAAATTCAAAGTTTCGAGTCATCTCAAATTGCGATTTTTGAAAACACTGCCGAGGCTAAAGCACGAAATCGCGCTATTCTTTGGTGGTTGTTAAACATGTCTTATCAAAAAATTAACGAGGAATATAAACCGATATTCGAAGGCAATTCTTTTGAAGAAAAACTAAATGCATATGATTTTATTGAAGAGGCTGAAAAAGAAGATAGTTTTCTATTAGGAGTAATTCGACGTTTTACATATTTAATTACATTGTGGTTTTTGGGAAGAGCTGAGACTAATACGGAATTGAAAGAAATGGATGAAGGCTTCTTATCGCAAAACTCTTCCGACCAAGAAGAGGCGGAAGTAATCGAAGAGGTCAAAGTCGAAGAGGCTAAAATTGAAGAAGTCAAATCCGAAGAAGTCAAATCCGAAGAAGT